TTAGTGCGGTTCATTTCCGCTTCAAGCTGCTTAATAAGCGGATCAAACTGAGATCCTGCTGCACCTGTAGCCTGCTGTAGCAGAGACTCATAAGGAGTAGGCGCAACATTAATCCCCTGAATTTGCTCCATAAGCTGAGCAAGAGGATCCTTAGTCTCTACAAGGCCAGACTTAGCTTCTGCCTGCTTAGCTTGTGATGCAGCCTGACGACGAATAGCATCCGCAAGACTAGAAGCCTGACCACCAGGGTTAAAAGGTCCAGGACGAGCCATTAAATCCCCAACTTCGCTGCGCGCCGTCTAAGTGCATCTTGCCTAGCTGCATTCTGTTCAAGTGTAAGTTGTCGGAGAAAGTTAGTCCTCTGCATTGAGAGGTCTCCGAGCTTATCACTTCTACCAGTAAGCAGGTTCTTCATCTTTGCATTAAACTCAGTATTATAATCTCCGAGAGCTTTAGCGAAAACTCCTGAGTGGAGAATACCTCGTCCAGCAAAGTCGTTCTTTTGGTCATCTCTATCGGAAGTACCTTGACGGTTCATAGAACGAACCATCTCGTCGTAATCCCGAGTAGTGATTCCCTTCTGGCGCTTATACTGCGCCTCGTAGTCTGTCTTAGACTTCTTAAAGTTCGAAAGTTGCTGCTGGTATGTAGTATCTCCAGCTAGCCACTTAGCTGCTGCTGACTGCTTCTTCTTTTTAGCCATCCGCCCTCCTTACTTCTTCGGGATATAGAAGCTGCCACCCCTGAAGATAAGGTTAGGGCCACGCTTCTTAAGCGTCTTTACCGTACTTGCCTTACGATTCTGGAGATTATACTTCCAGACGTCTTGCCACTTAAGTCCATACTTCTTAGCAATCCCACTAAGGGTATCACCACTCTTTACCTTATAGACGGTGTGTCCCTTAGCGGCAGGCTTAGGCTTAGGCTTAGGCTTAGGCTTTGGCTTACTTGCTGTAGCCGAAACTGTTCCCTTACCAGCTCCAAGCTGATAAGGAATAGCTGCTCCAGCACCTACACCATAGTCAGACTTAGTAAATCCCTTGTCTTCGCCAAGAATCTTCTGGGTATTGTAGGTTGCCTTGTAAGTATTTCCCGTACCCGCGTTAGCCTTAGCCTTAGTCTGGACAGTCTTAAGTGCCTTAGCCTTTGCAGCACTACTCTCATCTGCAAGTCGACGCTTAATAGCGTCTTCTTTTGCCTTAATCTCTGCATCCCTACTTGGGCTTGCAGGAGTCATAGGCGCTGCCATTAACTAAACACCCCCTTAGAGGCATAGCCCACAACGTTAGCATTCATTGGATTCCCTGTAGCCGACCCTTGCATTCTTCGAAGAATAGCATTCTTCCTAGCTGAAGCCCTATTATCTCGTTCCTCATATCCTTGAGGACTGGCTACAGGGCCAATAGTAGGCATTGGTCTACCTGAACCATAAGACTTACCCCCAGCAGCATAAGGGTTAAATGCCTTCTGCCCAGGCGCAGGACTAGGTACCTGTCGATTACCAAATAGATCTGCAATAGGCATTAGTTCACCGCCTTAGGCATTAGCTGCTTAGCCGAGATGAATGCTGTAATAGAGTACAGATACGCCGGACCATCGGTACGATTTCCTTGCGTAAGCATCTCTACTTCGAACTGCAAGAGTCTAAATCTAAGCGACTTAGGGAATCTAATAAACTTAACCTGTTTTCCAGAGTCCCCAGAAACTACCTGCTCAATTCTAGGGATTTCTGTGAGTGGATACGCCCAGGTATTTAGATTATGCCAGTGATGGATTTTTAGTTGATTCCACGTAACTCGGTAGGCTACAGAGAAGGGATATAGGGTTCCAACTACATTTCTTGAAGTATAGCAGTTGATGCCCCAGTGCATCAAGCGCTTAAATCTATGACTTAGCCCGATATCGAATTGCTTAGTTTTCATGTAGAGTTTAATGTCTACAGCGGGAGTTGCTGGAGTTAGATTGCCATTCTCTGTATTGTCAGAGTCGTACAGATCCTCCATATAGAAGATCTTAAAGTACATGTTATAAGCGCCCTGTACTCCAGGACCTGCAATATCTACATTCTTGAATAGTGTAGAGGCTGCTACATACGTATCAAAGCCACGTAGAAGATCAGTATTAGTATTGTCCAAACGCATGATTGGACCAAGATACTTGATATTCGGGTCTTCACTATCCCACCTAGTCCATCCTCTTAGACGGAGATGGTATACATATAGTCTATTATAGAATCTAACTACAGCCCTGTCCCCTACAATCCTCATCCAGAATGGATATTTCCAGGATTGGTTAGTAGGACTGATGGCTACAGGGAAAGTTGGATCAAATTCGAAAGGTAGCTTTACGCTGACTCGTACGAAGTCATAGTTGGACATTTCGTAGAGCTGGTTATACTTCAGGATAAAGATAGAGTTCTCATATACGTCTACGCAATGGGGTCCCATCGCGCCAACGTCCTCGTTAATTACCTGTAGCACAGCTTGAGCAGGTCCAGTGTCATAAGCAAGAACGTAGGTAGCGTTATCCTTGAAGATGATAATGTTATCCTGGTAAACTACCAGTTCATTTACTGCGTCACCATCGCCAGGGTTAATATCGAAGAAGTTAGTTCCTGGCCAGAGACTAAAGTCTGCAAGATCTGAGAAATAGAGTCGGGAGCTATTAACAGACCCTCGACGTCCAGCTACCCAAAGTCTGTCCTTGTAGACAATAGATGCATATCCGGCAGGCATATTAGGTAGCGGAGTTACAAGACCTCCAGCAAGGTCATACCTTACCGCGGTACCACTACCACCATTAGGATGGGGGACAATATACAGGTCATCTGAATAGCGATGCATCTTAGAATGCACGCCATCTGCAATCTTAGCCAGAAGACCTGCATTAATACCATCTACGTAATAGATATACGAGGCCGCGGAGCCAGTGTGTGTACTGTTAATAACGATAAATCGGTTACGCTCATAAACTCCAGTGCCAATAATAATCTGGCTACACTCGGGTGGAGTTGAGCTAGTAGAGCTGTTAACAGTTACTGAGCCATTGAGCAATTGCCACGGAGGCCGTGAGACAAGCGAGCCATCAAGACTAAGGTCATAATTAATGCAATCTACCATCTCATCGTCTGCAATCATTGCAGGGTCAGAGTAGGTATTAATCCCTCCGGCAAAAGGGCCGATCTGGAATTCCTGTACTGCCCTGGGATCCCTGGCCATTAGAAATAGCCTCCCCAGTATCCGTAGTTACCGTAGTTTTCGTCTTCCGGAAGCGTAGTAATACGTGGATAGTATTCCTGAGAGATCCACTTATTACGGTCATTCAACTTCATTACGTCGTTTTCGAAGTCTTCCTTGACCGTCTGAGCCTTTTGGTAATCCTCGTCCAGCTCATACGCTTCTTTGAGGCAGTATTTAACCACCGCATTATGATACTGAAGGGGTACTGTAAGAGCGTCAGCCAGATTGCCAACAGACTCAGGATGCCTAATGTAATAGATAGTAAGTCCGTCATTCAAACTCTCGTTAGGCTTGGGGAACAGTGTAATCTTACCGTTCCAGACCATGAAAACTTCAGGGATACCAGGGCCATACGGAGATACATTATCTGGCGCGGAGTAGCCATCAATGTATTCGTTAAACTCCGCAAAGCTCATAGGCTTCAACCTGTAGCCGCGATACTTAAGACTACGCAGCACAGACATATCATTTGGAACGTCGTATTCCATCTGCCCCTGTACTGTAGCCGCAGAAGCTGTAGTTTCCATTAGACCTTCGTTCTCAAGAACAATCTTCTCTTGAGCGTCGTTAATCCAACGGATAATATCTTCGTCAGTTACCTGAACGCCAGCCTCATCACCAAATGTGCGTTTTATTCGAGTGACTACGTCCTGCACGTTCAAGGTCCACCAACTCCCCTCGCCTATTTCTAATCTTATAAGAGGACTTATTATTACGAATAGCTGCGGCTGCTATTTCGTGGTCCTCTTGTCGCTGTTCTTCTGCTTCTTTAGCTCGGACAAGTTCGAGTGCGTTATTGTAGTTTTCGATGAAGTTGAGTTTGTTTGGAGAATGCCTTTGGTCAGCTTCAAAAACTTTAGCAAGTAGACGCTCATCCGCCTCTTCTGCTGTGCAAACCAAGTAGGGCGGTCGTCCCAAAGGGAAACAGACAACTCTAAAAGCCAGATCACTAGATGAACGATTACCCGGCGGTATCCACTGCAATTGCAACGTCGAGTCGTAGTCTTGCAGGACCTCATTAATACGTACCTGTTTCTGACTTACAAAATGCCCGTCTACAGGGAAATAAAAGTTCCCATTAATTACTCGCTCAGACATTAGCTTACAATCCTTGTAGCCACAATCATCGCATTATAAGTTACATCCGCGGTACCTGCCGCAGATCCTGATACTACAGAGAAAGCTACACCTTCAGCAGCATTAAAATAAAACGTGGTCTTAATAGGAGTTTCGGCTACAGGGAGAGGAGAGATAACTGTATCCCCGTACTTAAACGCCATATTAAAGGTATCAGTACCTGCTGGGGTTCCAGTCCCACTAAGCCATGCAGTAACTTCAATCCTATGCAGCTTACCTGCTGCACTAGTTGGAGGCTGATGCGTGGCAATAGTAGTTCCGGCTACAGGAGCAGTTTCACTACCGGAACCAAAACCAGATTCGGCTACAGGGCCAGAAGAAGCAGGAGAACCATCCCCAGAACTACTACCACCAGTTTTCAGGTAATAATCTCCTTCGTCTACTTTAACGAAGGACCCCTGAAACATAGTATTAATAGACTCGGCCTCGGACAAATCCCTCTTTCTACAGTAAAAGAAAAGCGGCTACAGGGAGTTTTCCTGTAGCCGCTCCCCTTGTGAAGCCAGTCTAAGACTTAGCTTTCCGTAACGTCCTCAATCATACCGTGAGAGTTACGGCGGTGAGTACCGAGCTGGCAGTACTTGTAGAGCGTAGCGTCATAGGCATCGTAACCAATAACCCGCTGCCACTTAGAGCCATCACGGTCCATAAAGCTCCAGTCACTTTCGCGATAGAGCTTCATTTCCTTCTCGTTAAGGAAGTACATACGGTTAGGCTGGCAGTCCACATCGGAGATAAGTGGAATCTCGCCATTATCCGTAGTAAAGGCCAGGCCCTTAAAGCCGCCCTCAAATTCCTTAGTGTCGCAGTACCGACGCTGCTGAACAAGAAGGTTGAAGTAACTACGCCGAACACCAAGCGTAGTAAAGATAGCCGTGGTGTTTCCACCATTGGTGTAAATATCGTCCACCATCTTAATCATAAGAGACTCAGACAGTGCACGGTTAACACCAGAGTTGCTGTTAATAACGGACTTCCACACCGGCTCAGTAGCAGGGTTGATATTAAACAGAGTAGTAGAGTCGTCTACAATCTGCTCAAGACCCACCATTTCACGGTTAAGAGAACCGTGACGGACAACAATATCTGTTGCCGCAGTAGCTAGAGAAGGAGCTGTAGCCAGCGTAATTGAGGTGTTCTTAGTAACTGCCGTAACTTCGACGCCAGCGGCAGCAGTCTTAAGAGTAACACCCGTGGAATCATAGATATCGACAACCATGCCGACTTCCATGTACTGAGTGTTAGTCATCGGAACAGTAACTGTAGTATTAACTCCAGTTACAACCCCAAGAGCACCGACAGACGTACCGTAAATCTGTCGGTTATAATCCTTGGCAAGGTCAGTCTGAACGCCATTAACTTCCTGGTCCAGAACAGACGCAAATGCCTGGAAATTAGACTTAGCCAGTTCCATAGACTGACCACTAAGCCTAATAGAGCCGTACTGGTAGGTAAGTCCCACCTGAGCACGTGCA